CAAAAACCTTTGGCCTCCGGGGGCTAGGAGGGAATTTGTCAAAGATAAAGAATTACATGAGTATCTATTTCAGAGTCGTGTTGGAAAGAATAAGGCGCTCAGCTATAAGACAGTATACTGGTTTCTTAAAAGAGCTGCTGAAGACTTAGGCATTGATAATGTCGGAACTCACACGATGCGAAAAACATTTGGCTATCATTACTACAAGAAGTACAAGAACGTTGCAGACTTGATGTCATTATTCAATCATTCAAGTCCAGCAGTCACATTAATTTATATTTGTGTGAGGCAAGATGAACTTGATACTAAGATGAGTAATTTTAGCCTTTAATATTTTTTTGATTTTTTCAACTATCCATAACGAGGAGTTTTCTAGTTTATATTTTGAAGAGGGTCTGAAGCATTGTCAGTGTTAGTTTTAGAGTGTGAAACAAAATTGGATAAAATATAAGATATAGCTAATTCAACAGGGATATTTTACATAAATTCAAAACTCAAAAATAAACCTTGTCAAAAAAAGATATAGAATTGACAAAATGAATCTGATATATTTGTATCATGAAAAAATCTGGAAACTGAAGGAGTGATATAAGAGATGGCTTATTTTAAAAATCATAAACACTCTGACTGGTTCAGAATCTGGCAGATTAGGTTCTACAACTCAAATCCTTGGAGAACTCTGAGAAATAGAATCAGAACTACAAAGCGTATGCGCTGCGATATGTGTGGACGTTTAATTCATGGCAAGAGCATTGTTGACCATATCATAGAGATCGATGAAACTAATTATCAAGATGAGTCAATCACTCTCAACGAAGATAATTTGCAATTACTTTGTCTTGAGTGTCACAATACTAAAACATTTCAAAGTAAAATAAATTTAAATTTAGAAAATCGGAATATTAATTTATTTTGATTTTTTATTTTTATCAGATCCCCCCTATTTTAAATTTACACACACCCAAAATAATAACGGTGTCAATCCTCTTATATACCTCTCCCCCAAAAATGACGAAAATTGATACAAGAAAGGAGCATGATTTTGAAAATCAATGAAGTTTTAGAAAAGCTAGGAATAAGTCGTGCTACCCTCACCAGGTATCGGAAAAAGCTAGGCATATTTGAAGAAACTCGGTCGAATATCACAAAAAGTCAGTTTAAAGAGTTAGAAAAGCTGGCAAATCAACGACAAAAGTATACAAGAGAGGAACGTGTAGAGCTATCTCGTAAGACTTTCAAGTTGATTCCAAAAGAAAAAATGCTTGAAATCAATGACAATGATTCAGTAGGTTTGAAAAATCTCAAAACTCAATACAATCATAATCAAAAAGTGATGAGAAGACTTTAAAAGGGAAACAAAAAAGGCAATAATGATGGTGAGCTACCTGATAAGTATCTACTTGATGGAATGGAAAAGTATCAAAAGCTAAACATGCAGATCATGACTACCATCGAGAAGCAAAGTCCACAGGGTGACAACCTCAAAGAAATGATTCAGGAGAAGTTGGCTCGCTATGGTTGAGATGAAATATTTTGATAAGTATGTTGGGTTAGTAGAAGCTGGTAAAGTTCCTGTCTGTCGTGAAGTGCTTCTCTCAATCTCTCGTGTGAAGCGGTTTAAAGAACAATATATCTTCAAACAAGAGGAAGCTGACAAGCGGATTGAGTTCATCGAGGAAGAGTGCAGCAACACAAAGGGTCGAGCTGGTAAGTTAAAGCTAGCTTTACCTCAAAAGGTTTGGCTTGAGGTAGCTTGGGGCTTCTATCACATGGCAGAAGTTACCAAGACTAATCCAGACACACTTGAAGAGTACAAAGATTTTGAAGAAAGGCGTCTCATTCATGAGGTGCCTATTATTGTGCCTCGTGGTACTGGAAAGACTACGCTTGGTTCTGCAATTGGAGAGGTTGGTCAGATAATCGACGGTGAGTGGGGAGCTGACATTCAGCTTTTGGCTTATAGTCGTGAACAGGCTGGCTATCTCTTTAATGCGTCAAGGGCAATGTTGTCCAATGAAGATAGTTTACTGCACTATATGCGTGAGGCTGACATTCTTAGATCAACTAAGCAAGGTATTTTGTACGAGACAACAAACAGTCTTATGTCTATCAAGACATCTGACTATGAAAGCCTTGACGGTACTAATGCCCATTACAATATCTTTGATGAGGTTCATACTTATGATGATGACTTTATCAAGGTTGTTAATGATGGTTCTAGCCGTAAGCGTAAAAACTGGATAACTTGGTACATTTCTACCAATGGGACTAAGCGTGACAAGCTCTTTGATAAGTATTATTCGCTATGGATTGATATTTTAGATGGCAAGGTTGAAAATGATTCAGTCATGCCATGGATTTATAAGCTAGATGAGGTGGCTGAAATCCATAACCCTGATGTCTGGCAGAAGGCTATGCCTCTACTTGGTATCACGACCGAGAAAGAAGCCATCATACTTGATATTGAGATGAGTAAGAATGACCCAGCCAAACAAGCTGAGTTGATGGCCAAGACTTTCAATCTTCCAGTCAATAACTATCTAGCTTACTTCAGCAATGAAGAGTGTCAAGGCTGGTCAGACAAGTTTGATATGAGTCTTTTCGTCGGTGATGATGAGCGCAGCGCTCGTTGCGTGCTTGGTGTTGACTTATCAGATGTCAATGATATCTGTTCAATCTCCTTCATGGTTGTGAGTGGGGAAGAACGGCAATACCTCAATAAGAAATTCATGCCACGGCATACGATTGAGGGGCTTCCAAAAGAACTGAGAGACAAATACGCTGAGTGGGAGCTAAGCGGAGAGTTGCATGTTCATGAGTTGGATTACAATGACCAGGCTTATATCTTCGATGAGCTTAGACGGTTTATGAGTGATAACAGGATTTTACCTGTGGCAGTTGGTTATGACAGATGGAATGCTAAAGAGCTTATCCGCTTGTTCAATGACTACTATGGGGATATCTGTCACGACATCCCACAGACGGTTAAAAGTTTGTCAAATCCCCTCAAGGTCTATAAAGAAAAAGCTAAGATGGGTAAAATCATCTTTGACGATCCTGTGGCAACTTGGAACCATGCCAATGTTCGTGTCAAGATAGATGCGAATAACAATGTATTTCCAAATAAAGAAAAAGCAAAAGAAAAGATTGACGTATTTGCTAGTCAGTTAGATGCTTTTATTTGCTACGAAAATTTCAAGGAAGACTTGAGTTATTACTTTGATTGAGGTGAAGAATGAACAAATATATAAATAATCTAAGAGAGGTTTTTGCTAGGATTTTCAGGACGAACAATCGGAAGACGACTAGAACATACCTCCAAAGAAATATCACATACTGGCGACGAAATTCCATCTACTTGGACAATATCTATAATAAGATTTCAACGGACACGGCTCAGATGAGGTTTAAGCATGTCAAGATTACTCGGAATCCAGGCGGTGTTGACAAGATGGAGTGGTACGAGAATAGTGACCTTGCAAATGTTTTGTCTTTTTCTCCTAATCCTCTTGAAATTCCGATTGTTTTTTGGGCTAACGTGACTAGAGCTATGTTGCGTGACGGAGTTGCAGTTGTTGTTCCACGCTGGGAGAACGGGCGACTTGTTGAAATATGGCTTGCTAAGAAGACGGTGACATGGACATCAGAGAGCGTGGAGATTATGCTTGATGATATTACTGTTGAACTTCCACTATCTGATGTTTGGGTGTTTGAAAATCCTAAATTGAATGTCACATCTCAACTCAATCAGATTACTGAACTGATTGACATTAACCTAAACGCTCTTACAGAAAAACTCAGTGATGGTAATTCTAGCTTGAGAGGTTTCTTAAAACTACCAACTAAGGCAGCTGATGAACATTTGAAGAAACAGGCTAAAAACCGTGTTGATAGTATGTTAGACTTGGCAAAAAGTGGGGGCATTGCTTATCTTGAGCAAGGTGAAGAGTTCCAGGAACTTAGTAAAGATTACTCTACCGCTTCCAAGGAAGAATTGGAATTCTTGAAATCACAGCTATATAATGCTCATGGTATTAATGAGAAACTATTTACTTGTGACTATACAGAAGAGCAATATAGAGCTTACTATTCTAGCGTCATGAAGTTATATCAACGTGTATTTTCTGAAGAGATTAACAGGAAATACTTCACGAAGACAGCACGGACACAAGGCAACAAACTCTTAGTCTTCTATGATATGGCTGATATGATTTCATTCAAAGATCTAGTTGAAGGTGGATTTAAATCTAAATACGCAGGTTTGATGAATTCAAATGAATTCCGTGAAACGTATCTAGGACTTCCAGGTTATGAAGGTGGAGAAGTATTCGAAACTAATCTAAATGCAGTCCGTATTGAACCGAGCGAAAGTAATTAAAAATAGGGTGGGCGGTTGGCAGAAATTTTAAGAAAGGAGGTAGGCTATGAAAAAGTTAAAAACCTTTGTCGTCAAGTCAGTTGAGGAAGAGTCAGCTGACTTTCATTTTGAGGCTTATGCCTCTACTTATGGCAATACAGACAGAGACGGCGATGTGATGGCCAAGGGGTGTTTTGATAGCACTCTGAAAACTAAGGCTGTCGTCCCTATGTGCTTAAATCACGACCGCAATCGTGTCATCGGTAAGCATGAGCTGTCGGTAGATGAAAAAGGTCTGCGAACACGGTCAACATTCAACCTAAGCGATCCAGAAGCTAAGAAAACCTATGACCTCATGAAGATGGGGGCACTGGATAGTCTGAGCATTGGATTTTTTATTAATGATTATGAGCCAGTTGACGCTAAGCAACCTTACGGTGGATGGATTTTTAAAGAGGTTGAAATCTTTGAAATATCTGTTGTTACCGTGCCAGCCAATCCTCAAGCAACCGTTGATAATATTAAGGGATTTGATATATCTGTGGTTGATAATCGAATCGCTCAGGCGAACATGAAGCAAGATATCATGAGTAAACTTGCACAAATCTAGGAGGAATAAATAATGAAAAAATCACTTGTTGAACTTTTGGAAGCTCGTCAAAAAGCTGCTGATGAGCTATCAGAAGTTAAATTAAAAAAGGCGACTATCAAAGCTAAATTGAAAGAAGCAAACATTGAGGATGATGTCCTTGAACAGCTGAAAGCTGATGCAGAGGCCTTGGTCACTCAAGCCAATACCCTCAAAGAAACGATTGACAGCTTGGATGCAGACATTGAAGAGACTGAAGAAGAACTCAACAAAGCTGCTAAATCTATCAAGGAAGTACAGAAAGGCAAGACACAAATGGAATACTTAAAAACAAAAGAAGCTGCACTTGATTTCGCTCGAATCCTCATGGATAACGAAGGAAGCTCAAACAGTGCCCGCAAAGCTTGGGAAGCAAATCTGGTTGAAAAAGGTGTAACTGATCTTAACAAAATCTTACCTGAACCAGTATTGATTGCAATCCAAAATGCATTTAATGATTACGACGGTATCCTGAACCATGTAACCAAAGATCCTCGTTATGCAGTACGTGTTGCGCTTCAAACGCAACAAGCAAAAGCTAAAGGCCATCAGAATGGCAAAACAAAGAAAGATGAATCTTTTGTATTTATCGATTATACAATCAACTCTGCTGCTGTCTACATCAAGTACAGTTTTGAGTATGCTGACTTGAAGAAGGATACAACAGGTGCTTACTTCAACTATGTGATGAATGAATTAGCACAAGGATTCATCCGTGCAGTTGAACGTGCTGTTGTTATTGGCGATGGTAAAAATAGTGATGATGATGACAAAATCACTGAAATTAAATCTATCGCAGAAGAAACACTTGCTCAACTATTTGATACGCAAGAAATCAATGTTGACGGGGAATTTGACAACACTGTTTTAGAAAACCTCGTAAAAGGAATTGATAAACTTGCTGCCAATACAACTCCAATTTTGGTAACTTCAAAAACTATTGCTCGTAAACTTAAAATGGTTAAGGATGGCGAAAAGCGCTACATTGATCCACAACCATTCGCACCAATTTCACAAACAGGGAATGTCATTGCTGGTTATCAAGTATATGTCTATGACTGGATGGAAGATGCGACCAACCCAATTATCGCATTTGCTGACAAGGCTTATAAGATGATTGGTGATGATGTCTCTGCCGATCGTTTTGAAGATTATGATGTAACGATGAATCGTCGTCATATCGAACTTGCTAGCGTGCTTGGTGGCCGACTTGATCAGTACAAATCAGCTGTAAAATTCACAAAAGGTTGATTTTAAATAGAAAGGGGAGTCTAAAATGACAATCCTTAACCAAATTAAAGAAATGGTTGAAGTTGATGTCGAAGAAGAAATCTTCGACACTCAACTTTTAAGCTATATAAATAGTGGTATTTCATATTTAACGAGAAACAACATTCCTATCAATCGCATCGATAAAGAAAGCGAATTGGCAGAATGGAATGAGATTGAAGAGAATGATAAAGAAACAATTTTAGATTGGTTACATTTGAGGTGTGTTCAGAGATTTGATAAATCCTTGATGACAGGAAGCTCAACAACAATGAGCTGGATTGATGAAGAATTGACAAATATTCTCTATCAATTAAAAGCTATTTACGGAGTTAAATCATGAAATCATCTAGAGTATCAATCATCCTTTGTTATGATGAGCGCACAGAGGTCGAAAAAGGTGTTTTTGAAAAACAAGTTGTAGAAAAGAAAGTCAAAGCTGAAAAAGAAAAGATCTACCAACGAAGACTCGATAAAGCTTGGCAGGTGGCCCA